CGCTCTTTTAGCCTTAAACAATTTTTAGGCTTATACTCTGGCAAGTAAGGATGCTCTTCTACAAATTGATCTAACCACAACTCGTGATTCCCTTCTATAAAGTGCTTTGTTTCGCAACCTGCCTTATCCAAAGACTCATCAATTTGATCCATCCCATCATTAACATCTTTGACATCCTGATTTAGCGTTGGAATTATTACTTCTAAAGGAGGTTTCTTTTTTCTTTTCCACTTCCAATGCGAGAAGTTTTCCCACTCACCAGTATCACCTAAGTCAATATAAAGATTAGGCTTCACAATTTCAATAATCTGTTTTACGCAGTTAATTGCAGGTTGAGAATGTAAAGGAAAGTGCTTATCAGGGGTTACGATAGCCCTTTTCAATACTTTGCTCATCTATCTCCTAAACAACCAACCGATAAAAAAAGTAAACATAACAGAGAGAACAGAGCCAATCCCTTCCATGAATTTAACCTTCTCTTCCGTTTTGCGTAACCTACCATTAATCTCACTAAGATGCTGTTCATTTCTCGCTACCCCTTCCTTAATGTGTTCAGTATCGCTTTTAAGTTCCGATAAAGCACTAATAACATATTCCCTATGTTTTTGTGCCTCTGTCATTGTTTCATCTGGTTACTGAGCTTAATAGCTCTGTTAGGCGTTTGTTTTGCCCATAAAGAGTCAAGGTCTCAATAGATGCCTTTTCATAGTTCTTAGCTTCTAAGTGTTTAAGCATATTCTTGAATTTAGAAACACCGTTGATGCCGAGCTGATAACACATTTCGTAAATAACTTCGCATTTATCTTGCGGCAGCCCCCTTAAAAAAGGAAACTTCTTATTGGCGGCATCTATCAAGTCATTCAACTTTCTCTCTAGTATCATATCACATATATCTTCATCTAATACTAAGTCTTTAATAGCGAAGCCATACCCAATAGTATCAATACCTTCAGTACATTTATATACCTTATCTCTAAAACCTTCTGATTCTTTAACTGCTTCTATTAAACTCATTACGCAGTTTTTCTAACTATTGTTGTCATAACTTTTTCTAGATTTGGAATATAAGTATGAGATATTGATATAATCGTATCGCTATCTGCCATTAAAGCATCCATATCTTTTGGTAGAACTCCAGAAGATGATGCTTCACTTCCTTCTAATTTTGAAGAAACACTATCATGCAACAAAGTATCAACAGTAATAGAAGGCATTATTTATCTCCTTTTTTTGTTTTAGTGGATTTAATAGCTTTAGGTTTTTCACCTACAACTGTCCAACCATTTTTTTTGGCTTGTTCTACATTAGAATCATCAAACATTTTCCATGTATTAGGTCTATTTTTGTTTTCCATCTTAACCATTTAATTCTCCTAAAATTTAAGATATTGGGGGCATTTGCCCCCATATATCATTTTATTTATTTGCCTTAAGAAGCAGGGCTTACTAATGCAAATACTTTTTTATTTCCTGCTGTAGTGCTTCCAGTAACTAAGCAACCATAAACACTATCAGCCACAAAGCGTGTTGATAGAGTTGGTAAATGATAATCACTTTGTACTCTTGCTTTCATTCCAGGAGAATAAGCTATGTGCATAGCATCTTTATGAACTAAAAATCCTAATAATTTTTCAGATTCATCTGTAACACCATTAGCACTAAAGTTACCAATAGGTGTTCCATTAGATGATGTAGTTGCTGCACCTGCATCCCAACTTGTAAAATTGTTAGAAACAACAACATCTACACCTGCTAATTTCCCTGCAAATCCACTTACTCTTGGCAATTCTTGACCTAAAGAATTTCCAATAACATCATATCGTGAAAAGTCATCTAACTTAAAAAGACTAGCATAACATTTTGGTGTCATAATTGCTGTATAGTCTTCTAAATTAGCATCATTTGTATGTACTGCCTCTATTAAATTTGATACACCTGCCTTTATAATATCATAACTATCATGCGTTGTATTTAATTCAATAGTATTTCCTGCACCTGCACCATCATCAGTACCATTAGAATGATTAAAGCCTACATGATTCAATAATTGTAAAGATAGATATTGGTCAATTTTTTTTGCCAACGCATATCCCATTTTAGATGTATACATATTCATAACATCATAACCAGTTTGTACTTTTGCAACATCTGTAAAAGCTATTGCTGTGTGAATTGCTTGATTAAGAGTTAATGTATACGAGTCTTCTTTAGCTGTTGAATCATCAAACGCTAATGGAGTGTCTATTAGTGTTTCCACAGCAGCAGTTGCACCACCATAAGTATCAGAGGCAGTTATTTCTGTTTGCTTAGGAAGATGTATTAAATCACCGCCATTTGCAACTAAGCCACTTAAATCATTAGCCAATGCACCAAATACAAGATTTTTTTCCATATAATCCATTATAGATTGACCCCATACCTCTGGTACAAAACTATCAAGCGTAGAATCAACACCTGTATCGCCCAAACCACCTGCCATAGCAACATTATTTGTTGGTGCTAAGGCAAAACTTACTACATTATTTACTCCAAAACTTAGTCCATTTTCTACAAATGGATTTTCGTTTTCTATCATATTGTACATTTATTTCTCCTAAATTTTTCTAACTTTTTTATTTGCCATTTGAGTGTAATATGCCCTACGCTCCTCTTCATTCATTTGATTATAAGGCTTATTTATACTAGGAGGTTTAATTTGCCCTCTAGCAGGAGCTTCTTTTGATACTCCTGTAGATAAATTATTAACCATAAACTCAATAACATCTAAGTCTTTATCTTGAAATTTTTCACGCTGATCAGGATCGATTTTTTCTAATAGTTGGCTTTTCCTTTGGTCAAGCAAGGTTTGATATTTATCTTTATAACCTTTCTCACTTTCGTATAAAGCCTTCCATTCTTCTTTTTCTACCAATTTAGCTTTTTCTTGCTCTGCTAACTTTGACTCAAGTTTAGCAAGTTTAGCTTCAGCATCCTGACTCCTTTGTCTGTACTTTTTGCTTTCTGCAATTAACGATCCTACATCTGGAGTTTCTGTAGGTGTTTGCGGTGTAGTTTCCTCACTAGCTGTTTCGGTTGCTACTTTTGTTTCTTCGGACATACTGCCCTCCTATTTTTGACTAAAAAG